CGGGTGTGGGCTGATTCAGCCCCTCCCTGTTGTTTGCCCATCCTTCAAACTTATATTTTAGGTTTCTTCTTCTTCCGGCTGTTCGGTATGACTTGACATTGGGCTTGATTGCGCTGGTAGAAACTGAGTCACTTGTTTCAGTAGCGCCGCCCCACAATAGGTCTGTTGTTGGGTGTAGGGTTGCGGAGGGTACCCACCTACCTTGACGGGGGTTATATACACTTGGCGAGATTGACGAGAAGCTTCCAGTGCCGCTGAACAGGTTAAATGCATCGTAAACATACGAACTGTTCAATTGGTCCATATCCGACTGGAGGGTATGGATTCCTACTAGCGCACTAGAATCCGTGGCGGAATAATCCTCATAAAACTCTGTTCCGACGAAAATCTTATTCAGGACGTGGAAGGGTGCGAACTGCCTAAAGATATCCACGATGGCGGGAATACCTTGTCTGCCTAGCTTGGTGTTTGTGGAGTTCACGAAGGCATTCGCAGAGAACTCAACATTATCGAGAAGAAGTTTTGTGTGTACTTCAGATGATTTTGAGTTCCAATAATCAAACACGGACATCCCTTCCAAGTCTGCATTACTTACGACTTTCTGATAGTTAAAAGGAAGGTTCAGACCGGAAGTAAGGAATCTGAAGTATTGGTTGGCTCCAAACCCAGGGGTTGTTATGGCGCCCGTCTCTTTAAGCCCAATAGAGCTTGAAAGCCACTCACCCACCTCTTGAGCGTCGGACGTAGCTAGGTTGAGTCCTAGAGCGCCTACGGGTCGAGCGAAAAGTGATGAGAGGTCTTTTACGATATCTTCAGTAAGTAAAGTATCTTGGTAGAACCTCTGCTCTTCCCACGGAGGCATAAAGATTTCTTTCCCCCTGTGAAAATAGCTGCCGACTTCGTTCGCACTAACTTGCGCCTGAATAAAGCTGGAGTCTCTGAACTTAACGCCTCCTAGTCTAAGGAAGTCATGCCTGGAGTTGAGGTACTGAAGGATATAATCGACGAGGAATCTTGCGTTATTATCAGGGTTCTCGTCGTCAAAGTTTTTAAACTGGATATCGTAGCCCTCGGCTTGAAGTGCTTGGTCCCAAGCCCGTGCTAACTCCAAATAAGCCTTAGAGTCTTTTCCGTAATCAGTCTCAGTCTTAATGACGTAGTAAATAATGTTTGGGAAATAAGACTCCCAAAACTCTTGAAGACCGCTCGCGTCCGGTGCTGGGGAGTAGACAGAAGACGGGATAAGCATATTCACAGCTTGAGAAAGCGCCTGTCTTGTACCTTTTGCTTTGTAAAGGTAGATGGCTTGCTTAAGCTGTTGACGCCACTTATCCGGGTCATTTCCAAAGAAGGTCCAACCTAAATATCGTCCTAGGTACTGCAAGAACTCTTCGGGACATTCCTCGATGTCCAAAAGATATTGAATGTCTCGAATAGTAGTTCTCAGGTCATAGAACGCGTAGGACAACGCTTTGAGCATTTTGTCCATTGGTCCTCTATTCGACATTCTTTGTACATTCAGCCCCAACAAAGACGCATTTACGATGTCTCTAAAGTAAGTTGCGTTCGTATCGTCTTCATTTACCCAAACATCAATCAATGTCTCTAGAGAACTAGCAAGTTGTCCTCCAGATGCCCAGTAGTTATCGCTGAAAGTGGAGGAGGGGGAGCTAAACGGGGAAGGTACGACAGTATTTGCCAACTCTGCCCAGGGTGCCTGACCTCCTTGAATGTTGGTCATGAGCCATTTAAACAGTAGCTTCACGCCCTCGGAGGTATTGATATGCTCGCCGAAGAAGAGATTCTCAGTCAGGGCATCTGCGAGAATACTACTAGGTGTAGTGGAGTCGGAGCTGGTTACACTACCGCTAGTGTTTAGGAGGTAGACCCATCCAAGCTCATCAAGGAGAGCGCGTTGTACGAGGTCTACTGTGTTGGCGTCAGGGTCAACTGTAGCGGAATAAGATTGTGCGAAGGTCGTATCAACGTTGTTTAAGACAACCTTCGGAAGCGCAGAAGCAACAACAAAAGAACTAAACTCGGAGACGTTCGTAAAACTACCGAAAGAGTACCCCAAAGGGGTTAGGACATTTCGCTGGAAATCTCGCGGGGAGCAGTTAGCCTTTTTGTTAAAAGGTACGAAGAACGGAACAAACTCCTGGGATGATGTATGGTTAGACGGAGCATCAATTAAGGTTGATGCGTTTTTTGCTACGTACAAAATCTTTGCAAGCACATTGTACTGTAAATCCTCGTCCTCCCCAAATAACCGATACTCGGTTTCATCATAGAACTCGGGTACGATGCGCTTAATTACTTCAACGTAATTAGCTTTTAAATGTGCTTGGTTTGGTCCGCTATCAGATGCCATTATACGAACTCCACTGAGAACTCAAAGTTGTTTAGTTGGACGATTTCGTTAAAGTTAACAGGTATGTCCCGCTCTAGGTTGTCTACTGTGAAGAACCTAATTTCTGGAACAGTTAACATGAAATTTTGAAGGTCGGCAAGGTCTAATCTCTGCCCAAAGTTTACTCTGTCTACAGAAAAATACTCTTGAAGTTTGTTTGCAGCCTTCTGCTTAATATTATCCTCAAACCTCTCGTTTGACCTGTCAATAAACACGGAAGCGACAATATCTAAAGTACGAACGACTCCATCTGAGATTACGATATCGTCCGTAAGCATTTTATACTGCTGCATATAATCAAGAAGCTCTTTTTTAAATGCTACGGAAGCTCGTTCCAACTGAGTCTCCGATGCTTTTGAGAGGACGAACATATCAATCACGTTAGCGGCTGCCCCGTTCTTTCTTAGGGACGCCATAGCCTTTGCTGTTTTTCCTGTGGTTCCTACAAAGCTATTTGCGAGAGCGTTATAGTCCTCTCCGGTTACTGCACGGTACTGTGTTCTAAAGAAGTATGGACCGTATCTCTTGGCGTGTTCGACAGTTTCAGCGGGGGAACCACCAGTACCTTTTGTGATATTGACGAGCGTTCCGTTCACGGGAACGCCGCCGTGACTTAGCGTTACTGATTTATTAATAATGCCCCTGGCGATGTTGCCGTTTTCTCCACCGCCACGGCGGTAGTTAACGATGAAGGTTTCCCCTGGGGTGGGTATTCTGCCTCTGACGCCGTCACCGAATCGTAGGACCGCATTGAACCCATCGGTATACACTTTCTCAAATACAGGGTCTGTTCCCCCGGAGGCAACGAAAAGATTTGATATTTCGTTGTAGATAATTCCTTCGGTTGAAGACACACCAATACTTCCTTCGACAACAGGACCGTTGCGAAGCTCGATAGTTTGTCTGGTTGAATCGGTGGCGAAAGCTCCGGTTTGAGTTTCAAAGGAACCCTCTAGCAAGAAGATATCGGACACTTCGTTATTCGTGAAATCAGCTTGCGGGATTGTCAGGTCTCTGTTGAACAAATCCAAAGACCCGTCATTTAACTGGCGAGTCATTGTATAAAGGAGAGGTACGTTGCTTCTATCGCTGAGTACACTGATTGTTCTGGAGCCTTGAGGAACGACGACATCGGTTGAAAGAGTAACCTCAGGAGGAAGCGTGAGTTTTCCTGTGGCTTTCGAGGAGGTCGGACCTCTCATGGTAACACCAATAAGCTGCAACAATCGTTTGAGGTTATCGGGGTCTTTTACAGTATCAATGTACATTTCGTTGGCGGTCATATCGGCTCTCAAGGTGTTCACAGATGCCATGTACGCGAACATCTCAAGAAGCATTTGACCTAAGTCCGAAGCAGCAAAGTTGTTATAGTCTGTCGGAAAAACCGCCTTCAAATAATTTTGTAGAGCAGTACGATAATCATCAAACCCTTTCAGGTTGTAATCGATGAGGTCTGGTTTTCGGTCATCGGGGACGGAACCGAGCTTCAGAAAATCAGATTCGATAGTGCCGTCGAAACCCGACACGTTGTACAAACCTCTAAAATACCTAGAATAATCTTGTTGAGTCATACCGTTACCTCCACCATCTCTGGATTAAGCAAATCGCTTTTTGATGCGAGTTTTAACCGAACCTTCAACTCACTTCTTTCCGCATCAGGAATCAAGTCTACCGACTGTACAATCACACGAGGCTCATACTTTGCGATTACTTCAAGTATCTGTGACCTGAGAGTGTTGAGTAGAGTGTCGTCGATAATCTCAAACGCACTCTTTCTAAGGTCCGTTCCAAAGTCGGGTCGCATTACACGAGAGCCTCTAGCGGTCATGAGAAGCTGGATGACACCGTCTCTTAAAGCGCCGAGATTTTCGTTCGACGTGAGATAGCCTCCAACACCATCAAGGCGCATGGGGAATGCTAATCCTTGGATAGTGTTTTTTCGTGGGACTTTTAAGTAAGTTAAGTCGAAAGTAGTCATTACAGCAAAATGTTCTCAAAGAATCCTTTTTGGGAATCGTAGTTAAACTTAGCCTCTTTTATAGTTAGAGGTTTTTCGTAAATCTTGAAACTTCCCACAAAACCATCTAAGCCGCTTCGGGGGACTCGGTTTCTATCATTACCAGTGCCTCCTCTGCTTCCGGACAGCGGCGGTTCATGCTGCCCTTTGATATATACCTCATCACCCACAGTAACCGTAGCGAGCGATGCTCCCGGTAAAGTCTCTTGGTGGGTGTGGTTTGTGTTACTTCCCAAGAATCCTTGAGGTCTATATGTGGACCCTGAAATCTTGGGGATATTGTCGGAATAACCACCGCCGATAATCCAGGGTGTGAACACAGGGAATACGACTCGCTGAGGTGAGACCCTTTCGTCGTACAGGGACACTCCAAGGAAGGACTCCTTTGATGGGTCGCAGAAATCAGGAATAGTGTTTCTTTGCGCCGGGTCCATTATGGATGCGGTAGGTGTAGCTACATCAGAGGGAATATCACCAAAAACATCAGTATAGGAGGATGCGGCTAGGAGCGCACCGTTGAGGCACACGCGAACCTCTTTTTGTGGGGCGTCGAACGAAAGGTTGAAGTGTACAAAGGAGCCGCTGGCATCAGCGATACCGGACCCTGCGGCGGTTTGGAGTCCGCTGGGGATATACATTCCCATTTGTGTTACTTGGTCGGGGGTGGGAGTTCTGTTGCTGCTGTCGTTCTGACCGTCCCATCTTTCTGCAATGCAGATGCTGTGACCCCAATTGTTCGCGGCGGAATTAAAGTCTGTCTGGTTCTGTCCGGTAGTCGGAGCGATAATAGACTCTAGACCGCTCGGGTCGTAGCCTGTCGCGTTGTCGGGGCTTCCGGCATCTCGCCACCCGATTATCATACCAAGTGTTCGGTCGAGGTTGGTTCTTCCGTTTTTAATAATATTCGTGTTTACATAGTTTGAGTTTACAGGACCGCTATTTTCGTTTGCAAAAACCAAACGGTATCGATGATTGTCCGTCATGTCGGAATGAATATTTGGAACGTATGACCAGAAATCAATCGAGGCTCCGTTAGGCTGGTAGAACAAGTTCTCCAAACCACGAGTACCTTTGTAAGAAGTATTAAAGGTCTCAAACTCTTTCGTGTTATTTGGCAGACGGACATAAGAACCTTTTATGTCTGCCCAGCTTGGACCCAGTTTTTGCCGTTGGTCGAACACGGTTCCTCCCATGTAGGCGATACCTACACCAGAGGGGAAAATATAGGACTTGTCGTAACCAACCAGTTTCGCATCAAGTCTTGTCGAACCTTCTGCTGCATTGTTGAGTGCGTACAAAGTACCGGAAGGCTCTGTGACTGCTTCAGGGTCAAGGAAGTTGTAGCAAGCAAGCAAACCATCTTTTACGATATCACTAGTAAGTGATTTTGTAAGAGGTGTCGTTGCACTCAAGCTTCCGGAGGTTTCTCTGTGCACCCAGTCCCCAAACCCAACAGGCTCCACGGAAAGGCGTTCTAGGGATGTCGGTTTATTTGGAGCCACCACATAACGAGCTTGGTGAGGGGCAATAATGGTGTCGAGGTCTTCTGAGAAGAGAGTGAGTTTTCTCTGAACATCAAAGGCAATATCAGACTCCTTCAGGTAGGAGAAGTCGTTTACTGGGATTCGGGGAATCTCTACCCATTGACCCACAACGCCAATAACATTGTCTTCCTTTCTTACGGTAACGATGGTTCCGGTACTTTTATCCCAGGCTACTTTATCCCCTCCAGACAGAGAAAGGAATGTTCTCGATTTTACTTCATCTGGTAGGTCATCATATTGAAGCTTGTACTCAGCGGCTTTTCCAACTGGAGGACGGTACTCAAAGAATACACCCTCTCCAACAGGGTGGTCTCTATCCGTAACAAAGAACTTGTCTCGTCCGTAGATTGCCGCAATTTCAAGCTGTCGTTTTCTTTTTTTGATTTTCTTATCGTAAACAGAAATCGCAGCGTTCATTTGTGCGGTGTACGAACGAACAACCGCATCAGAGGCGTCATAACCATTAGATAAAATCTCCGCTACGTACCCAGACGCTTCCGTAGTGTGGGATACTTTGTCGTCATTGAACTGCTGGAGAACATCGTCGTATTTGTAAAAATCCTGTACGCGCTCGTTTGTATTTTGCCCAAGGTCTAGGTTCAAATCGAAGATAGTTCCGACGCCATCCACGGCATCATCTTCTGTAAAGGAGAGACCTCGACCGCCCCTGTTTGAGTCGAACTGCAACGTCCACATCTGTGATGAGGTCGCAAAAGGAAGAATATCAGGTACGGGTTGCGTTCTTGAGTCGTAATATAATCCGTCATTTGAGAGGACAAACTTTCCTTTTGAGGAAATAGGAGGTCCATACTCAAGGTCAAATACTGGACTCGGGATTTTCGTTCCGGACAGGGATGCGTTTAGATACCGAAGAAGTTTTTGGTTTTCTGTGAACGGAGCCACAATCTTACCAGTGATGAACTGATTGGTTTGGTCGATGACGCTTTGCACACGAGATTTTACGGCTCCTGGTAGTGCATTCAAATCAAGAGCGCTGATGTTTAACATCGGTTCCGGTGCTAACCCTTCGGACCTTAGTCGCATAATCTCCTCGATTTTTTCGAGGGTATCGTCAATCTCACCAATCTCGTTCGATAAGCGGTCCCTGGTCATGGTCAGAGAAGCAATCTCAGTGGTTTTTGCCGAGCTTCGGACAGTCTGGGATTTTGTTGACTGCGAGTTAATTTGGCTCCGCATGGTTTCAATGTCGTCTTGGCTGTAATCGAAATCCACCGTGCCAGGAACAAAGGCGGCAGCGCCTCCTGGATTTGTACCTTCACTGGTAAAAAGACCCGCAGCATTTGATAGGGCATTGGAGGGACCATCCAGATTCTGTTGCTGGTTTGAGGTTGCTGTTTGGGAATCGTTAACGACAGTAACTCTACCAGACATAGGAGTTCTCATGGTCGCAATTCCTTGAGCCTTCTCCAGCTTTCTGTTAGTGGTAGACAATTTCGCCTGTTTCGCTTGTCTTTCTAACTGCAAGGAGTTGCTTGTTGCGACCAGGGTGTTGCTGGGCATCAGGCGTAGTGATTTTTCTGAGAATAAAACCATGGGTGCTTATGACTATTTGGGTCCGGTGGTGTCTCCTGGTCCTGTGGTGACTCCTCCGTGAGTGTGGCTGACCAAGCTAATTCCTCCGATGTTTGCATCTCCTGAGGAACCAGTTACGTTTGTAGTGTCCCCAGTTACGTTTGTAAGCGAGCCGCGTACATTTATGTTATTAGCTTTTATATCTATACCTGAAGGGGTAATCTGTAAAGTGCTGCATCCACACTTGAGGAGGATGGACTTTTCGGCCAAAATCTCTACGTTGCCTTCATAACTTTTTACGTAGATGTCGCCTTTGCCTCCGTTGACGATGCTGAAGTCCCCTGCGCCAGTTGAGATTCCTTGGTAGATGTCTCCATCAGTGGACTCAACTTCAATATCCTGTCCCGCTCGAACGGTAATTGAGTTTGGGTTGCTGCTATTCTCACTAAGAATAGTGATGTGGTTGTTGTTCTCGTCAATGAGAGACATGAATTCCCCGACATCGGCGGGGGAATCACTCATAATAAATCTTTTCCCTTCGGCAGTTTTGAGCTTAATTTCGTTAATAAGAACGTCGCTTTTTTTGTCCGTAAGCGAGATTGAGTGTCCCGCTGGATGTTTGAGAATGAAGGAATCGGGAAGATTGTTCGTTCCGTAGACTTCAGGTCTTCGGGCATTTGGGACGCCATAAGTGGATTTCGGTTCTCCATCATCAAAGCCGTCTTCCATAACCTCTGTTCTAATACACTGGGTCTTGTTGGGGTCCAGGGTATCAGACACAAGGTATGGCTGAGTTTTCATATCTCCCTGCTCCACAACGTCGGCGTATAAGCAGCCCATCCAGAAATACTTAGTCGGGGGGTCGGCGTGAGGTGCTTTACCCACCAGGACAGTAGCGCCAATACCAGGAACGGCGAACAAGCCATAGCCAGCCCCGGCGATAGGCGATACATACTCACACTCCACGTCTTCTGGCAAGCCTATATCAACCATCAATCTTCCTGATTTCTGGGTATCCATGCACTTTTTTACAATACCAAAAGTGAAAGAGATATTTGAGGGTGGAAGCGGAGATACCTCCTGCTGTCTTGGGGTGAAGTTCTCTACCATGTTAGTCCTGTACCGCTATTGTGTTTCCCTGAATAAGGTCGGGCGTTGTCGTTTGGCTCCTGAGCAGAGTCATTTTTGTGGTATACCCTCCCGTCGAATCGATGCGGTGGGCTAGTCTGGTTATCATGTAAACTCCGGATATCCAGTGCGGCTGGTCGGAGTTTAGTCGCGGGTCAAACACTCGGAGGAGGACACTTCTTCCGCTTTCACCTACGTCGGACAGGAGGTCACTAAGTTCAGGAATTCCTAGAGTATCTATTTCAACCTGCCAAGCTTCTTGCAACAGTGCAAGTTGTGCCTGGAACTTCTCGTCTGTCAGTTTGCTCGCTACTTTGAATAGGTCTTTGGATTTTTCTTGGGAGGTGTTGAAATAAACCTCTCTTTTCAATACTGTTTTTTTTGTCTCTGTAGCCACTACCTCCCCGGTATTCGGGTCAGTACTAATCGTAACAGTTTTGACTGTATTATCCGTCCCATCAAGGTCAGCCTCAGGGAATAGCGCATTGAGTAGGGTTGGGTCATTCACCATACTTGCCAGCAACCTCAAGTCTTCCGCGCTGGAAGCCCGGTCGGTGGCACCAAGTTCAGCTTCACGGGAAATACTTTCCAGGTCTGCATCAGTAAAGTAATCAACATAGGCAGGAAATAAGGACAACAAATCTTCGTCCATTACATAATTCGCGCCGTTGTCGGCTCGCTCTTGCAAAACCTTTAGGCTTTGTAGCTGTGCATCTCTTTCGGCGGAGGGCTGCTCCTTTCTTAGGGCTTCTATTTCTGCGGCGAGACCTCTGGAAATGGTTAGATACATAGTTGTCGACATCGCACGGTCCTTGTCAAAGAAAGAGTCTATGTCGTGGACTAGTCTTGTCGTATACATCGCTTGAGACAGCCCGATGAGAAATCTATTGTCCCCAGTAAACTCTAGCTTCGTTACGATGGAACCCGGCGCAGCTACGTCCAGAACAAGAACCCCTTCATGCCCTTCTCGGTAATCTCTAGTTGTTGGGAATGAGTTGACTGGTTGTACGGCGAGATTGGCAAGTACGTCAGTTAGGCTCGTCGGTACAACCGCCGCAAGAATTTTATTATTATCAATAATGTCATTCTTTACATCATCTGAAAGATTCCTAAGAAGAGTGTTTTCAAACATAGCCTCCTTCTTCTCTGGCGTGGGGCTACTAAAATCAATTGACGTGTATCTTAGTTTTGACGGATTACCTATTACGGTATTATTAATACTACGAACTAGTCTTTGTACTGTGTTCGTGATGTGGGGGTTGTCGAGGTCTGTCTGGAGTGTCGCGATAGCCTCATACTTGGGAGGGTCTGGAAGCTTCGGCTTCAGGTTCTCGGGTAAGGAGGTTGGCGTACCACTTACGTCTAGGGGGTCAGTCTGGTCTTGCGTTTCTGCGGAAAGCTGGCTAGCAAGGTTCATCATATGAGAGTATGTAAATAACGTCGGCTCAAGATACACTGGCATAGTGTTTAGAATTTTCTCTGGCTCATTGATGATTTGTTGTAGCCAACTTGAGTACCCTGAACCTCCCCCGACACCTCCGCAGCATCCAGAAGCAGCGGTAACCCCTTCTGCTCCTGGTATTTCGTCAAAACCGTCGAGGTTGAAGTTGGCTGCTGTGACCCAGGTTTGCAAACAGAAATCCCAGAGGGGCAACGGTAGCACCCCTGCAACATTAGGGACCGTTGCCCCTAGAACTGTGGGTGAGAAAATACCAATTCCGCTCGGACCTGTATTCATAGGTACCGAGTAGAACCCGGAGAAATCCAAGAGGGGACTGTGTAGAGCAACGGGTTTTAGAGGCAAAGCAATATCGTACCTCATATCGTTTATCCTGTCCGGGTTCTCCAGAGCCTCGGAAACCGCATCCTCGTAAGTCTTCCTCGACCACTGCTCGTTCAACTCATCGATAGAGAAGGTAAATCTGTCCTGGTCAATTTGCAGTTGGTCTCTTGGAATTAGTTGGTTTTGATTAACAACGCCTCTCACCAAAATTGGGGCAACACCTAAATCCTCAAGGAATTTTTTTTCGTCGGGGGTAAGAGGCTCAATTTTGCGGTTCGTTGAAGCGCAATCCTGTATACCATTAGGAGGCTTTACGCCAAGCGGCCAAAAAGCCATATAGCTTTCTTGCCCTTGGGGTTTCGGCTCCAGTGGGTAATCCCGGCGAGGGATTGAAGGGGTGAAAACATTTACTTTAATGTCTTCGTTTATGGAGTTTTCGGCGCCAAACGCTCTGTTTTGGACATCGGAATCGGAGTTATTTCCAACAACATCAACATCATTACTTGTTTGGTCATTTGCGGGTTTGCCGGGGGTACCTGTTCCGTCGCCTTGTACTTTTTGTTTTGTAAAATCAATACCAAGACTTTTAAACACCTCGTTGTACGCCTTTAACCGATGGGTTTCGGTTATTTCCCCGTGCATTCTAGGTTCATCGCTCGGCACTGGTTCTATGTTTGTCTCCAGTGCTTCTTCTAGCTGCGCCCTCTCTTGTTCAGATAGTGAGTCCCAAAAAGCCCCGTAATAATCGTCAGCCTCGTCGGCTTCTAGGGGCGAACCAGCATTGTTTAGTTGCTGACCTTCATAGAACGCCATGCCCCGAGCATAAGTCTCTGCTACATCATCTAAGAAATCCCCGTAGGATGTTTCATCAGAGTTGTCGGGAGTAGAATACAAGCTACAGAAAGGGACAACCTCTGGGTAGGACGCTAAAAACCCAGTAAAAATCTCCTCTAGAATATGCCCTACTTTTTTCAGTTGTCCTTCGTCATCGTAACAATTTACTTTTACGCTTTCTGGTCTTTTGTTAAATGTGTTTGAGTCTTTTGTGAAACTGTGCTGGTTAACAAACTTAAGAGTTACACGCTTGTCTTCAGTTCCAGTCATTCGGTACTCAACATCGACTAACTTGACTTTATGAGTTTTGGAGAGACCTTCCTCCATTCGTGTTCCGTATCCCCACCGAAGATAAAAGTTGGGGTAGAAAGCTGTTGGGGCTGTCTTATCAATTTCTTCGGAATCGCCCGTTGTGTTGTTTAGTCTTTTGTTTCTACGAACTGAGTCAGTCCAATTGGAGATAACACCTTCTCTCTCAGGATATATTTTATCATATATCCGCATAAACATCTCCTCGAACTCTGTGGTTGGGTTGAGTAACTCCACAGTCGCCATTTGGCTATCCGGACCTTGGATGACGTTAAACTCAAAGGAGACAAGACTTGATTTTAGTCTTAGTGGGTCTGAAACGTGAACAAACGAATCCTTCGTGCCTACATCTGCATCTAGCAATTCTTCGGCAGTAGACGCCATTTGCACAAACGCAACGGAATTCGTGTTATAAGCTTTTGTTTCCGTTGGTTCTGCAAATTTTAGTTGATTGTTCGACGCCTGGGACATTATATTTGTGGTATAAGAATTTGCTTGCCAGCCTTTAAGTCTTCCTCATAATCAAAGACAGAATTGGCTTCCACAATAAGCCACCAAAGCAACTCTGTGCCGTAGGCTGCATATGCGATTAGGTCGGGGCGACCCGCAAACTCATTAGATATTATAGCAATTTTTGAGTTAGAAGCATCAAAAACTTGGTTAATGTAACGACGATATTTTTTTGAACGTCCAATATCGGTTAAAGTTTTTCCACGATGAGATACCTCTGTACCTCGAAAAATTCTTGCTCTGTCGTTTGAGAAAGCCATTAGTTCAATGGTCTACTGAAAATGGGTCGCTGACCAGCTACGGTAAGAGACCCTGTGGAAGGAATCTCCTGACCTGACACTGTGAGGTTTAAAGGGACGGCTCCGTCGTGAGTGCGGAAGACCGGAGGATTTACTACTGTCCTGGAGAACTGTGGTGGAGGGAATCCTCCAGCAAGAACCGTATCCCATCCAGGGAGTTGGTCTCGGACTTTCTCTCCATCTCCGTGAAGACCCCTCATCTCTTCCATGTTTAAAGAAATTCGAAGTCTTTGTGGGTACAGAGATTTGACGTCATAACCAGCACTTTCCTCTACATTAAGTTGGTAGTTAGTGACAATGCATGGAGTAAAATCGTAAAGAGCGCCCCACTTCAACTCCACGATAGGAGGGGCTTGAATTGGGGTGGATACGGTAGAAATGACCGAGTTGCGAATATGGTTTATAGCATATTGGAAGAGTCTGGAAACTCGATACCATTCCTTACTGCTTCGCATGATATGCAAAAGCATGTTGTTAAACTGAGATTCCTCCTCGTTAGGAACAGGTCCAAACAAACCCTCTGAACCATCGACCAATCGATTAGACATTTCTCTTAAGACGTTTTTCAAATCTCCATCTACCGCGTTGAGGAAGGAACGTTGTCCAGTATCCCTCTCCATAATTTCTTGCAGGTAAACTCTCAAAGCGATTGCTTGCTCATCGAAGTGTTCGTCGCCCTCTGAAAATATTCTGAGGATTAGGTCGGACGGAATCATAGACGCCAAATGAATGAGGCTGTAGTGAAAATCTACCTTGAACTTTCTCGGCTCACTTCCGACATACAGACGCGCTGGCTCATTCCTCAGGAGGATTCTCTGGTTAGCGTAGTTCGCTTTTCTGCTTTCAACAATAGAAGGGTTCTCGCAGAAAGGTAGCCACCTAATAGTTTCAGCAGCCTTTGGTTTTGAAGGTCCGTCAGTGGTCGCGAGCTTGTTTGGTTCTGTGTGCTGTGGATAAATAAACCGAAGACCCGCTCTTTTTTCAAGGGCAGCGTTGACTTGAAATTTTCTGTGCGGTCCTAAACTCTTATTTACCTTGGAGTCATCAACACGAGCCTGTTTGAATAACTCGGCTGTTCCAGGAATAAGGTCTTGTACCGTTTGAATGAGTCCGTCTAATGCCATAGTTCTATGTTATCCGTTACGTATAGTTCCTTGTGTGAGTGAGGGTTCCTGTGCGGCGTTGCGTGGGGCGGGTTCGGTGGTAGCGGCCAGTTGTTCTTCACGAGTCCGATTGCCTTGTTCTGTCTTTTCAACAAGCGCGTTTAGCGCGAGGGCTTGTCTTCCAAGCTCTGCGAGGAGACGCCTATTTACGGTATTTCTATCCTGCTCCTGCCCTTTTCTGGCCAGTTCAACCAACTTATTACTTTGTCTGATTTGCTCGTTTCTCTGTTTGGCTGCGTTACTGTTATCCTTCTCAAGGTAACTCCAGAAATCAGCTTGTGCCTCTGAAGTTTTCTTGTCTAACTTAAAAGCTGCATCGGCTGCATCGGCTGCATCTTTATCTTCTTCCTTATCCCCGAAAAGACGTCGCCCAGCGTCGTAGCCCGCGCCCATCGGATTCAAAAGTGTCTTGCCCGTACCGACCAGAACCTGAAGGAATTTGTTACTGTCCGCTGGCTCGGCGGCGGCTGAAGCCGCATCACCCCCAAAACCAGGAAGCCAACCCACAATAATATCAACCAAGTTCTTTATTTTAACGATGAAGCCAGAGATGTACTGAAGAGCGCCAAGCATCTTCTCCTGAATTCCTGCGGTAAGAGCTTGCCACGCTTTGTCCATACTCAAACGTGTCGTCTCATTAGCGAGTTGCTCCGTGGTCAGTTGTGTGCCCTTGATAATCGCGTCCCGCATGGCTGGAAGCTGCTGCGCGAGAACGATGTCGGCGGAGTTGGTCCCGAAAGCTTCACCAAATCTACTCGTCACAATCGGTCCAAGTTGACCAAGCGGTGCGACTTCCTCCAAGGCGCGGATAATCAGGGATTGAACTTCGGCGACTGATTCCTGTCCTTTAACCGATTTCCCGGTTAGCTTAAGCAGCTTCATAAAGCCTTCTTCATTCGCGAAAAGGCTAGTGGCGAATTGAGCTAGCGAGTCTTGAAGCGCTGTCTGCCCAGGAGCAAGAGCGACAATAGCTTTTTGGATGTTGGCAGCGAACTCAGGACCAATCTGGGCAGAAATATCAACAAACTTTGCTTCTACTTTTTGTAGGGCGCTAATGAGACCGTCGATAGAATCTCCGTTCGCGGCTGCCGTACTCACGAGAGTGTCGATGAGTGAGTTGGTCGCCGATTCTGATTGTCCTAGAACCTGATTATTAAATCTTTGGAGAAGTTGAGCTTTCTTGTAGTCTGCACCAAGCTGTTTAATATTTGCTGCTAAATTGAAGGATTCTCTGGAGAACCCAGTGATACCGAGTTTCACGGCGTTCCCAAGTATTTCGACCTTACCTTCCAGACCAAGCATAGTCTGGTCGAAGTTCTTCAGCATCGCCGTATTACTTTCAAATACTCGTGCGGTCTGACCTTGAATCTCTGCGAGGGTGTTATTGGCTTTCGATAGGCTACCGATAACACCACCAACGAAATTCATGCTCGTTTTCAAACCGAGCGTTGCTGTCGTATTGTCTTTGGTGGATTTGTTTGAGCGAGAGAGTCCTTTCGCTAAAGCTCCCATTGCCCTTCCTATTAGTGGTGCCGCCAAGTTTTACTCCTCTTCTGTCTCAGCGGACTTAACCGCTACTTTATGTAGGGCACGAACCTT